AGAACAGATTTATTTGTAATATCTGCGGTAATGATACGTTTATAACCATTTCTAGTATTAACAAATAAATCTGTTCTATTAGGATTCAATTGAAATAAATCATATACTTCGCCAACTGTTGTATATAAAACATGATAATGTCCAGGTTTATTTGGAATTTCTTGTTCGACCGTGATTCTAGTATTCGAAAAAACACATTTTCCACCGCCGTTATTACCAGAGATTAAAATAGGTTTACCAATATCTAAATCAATTTCACTGAATGCATTGCCAGTCGATAAGAAATTCTTCCATCTTACTTTTTTAAATTTAATCATTTAATTTACCACCATATTAACCGATTCGATATACAATCTGTTCAATAACATTTTAACTTTATCCTTATCTATATTGTCATCTGGTAATGTATCTACATAATGATTTAAAATTTCCCTTGTATCTGCTAAATCTATGGTTTCGTCTAATTCGCCATTCTTATATGCAGACATATCTTCGATGATTTTAATATCGTTACATCCAGAATTAAATATTTTTCCTAGAAATAAATCATAGTTATAATAATCCGTTTTATTCAAAATAATGATTTTAATATATTTTCCATTGTAAATAGATGTATCGTGTTTGGAATAATCTTCTTTGGAATCGTCGTATTCTATGATGTCGAATACAGTTTCTGGATTAGGAATAAATTCTACTTCTCCTGTTGTTGTTTCTAGTACATAGAATCCTTTTTGGTCATTATAATCTTGCCATGTGGTACCTACTGGTGTACCAAGATACCTAACGTTTTCTTTTTTTGATTTAGTATGGTAATGTCCAGAAAACACTTCCGAATATCGTTTATAATCATCTATAGACATTCCTCCGTGTGATGGTATATTGCGATACATATCATAACCACTGAATTCCCAATGACCAAACGCGAAAGTAGAATTAGATTCATTGACGAATTTAGCTATTTCCAATCTATTTTCGTCACAAATCCAAGGTATCATATCTACCGACGTTTTATCGAATACTACTTTAGTTGGTTTAGAATATATTTTGACATTAGGATAATCCGACAGTAATAGGTTTGGTGTATTAACTTCTAACGTTTCCCTATAAAAGATGTCATGATTACCGATTGTGACATGTAATGTAATACCAGCGGATTGTAGTTTATCGAAAATTAATTTCTTTGCATCATGTAAACAATTATTATTCGTTTGTTTTCTGGATTCGAATAAATCTCCTGGTGTAACGAGTTGATCTATATTATGTTTATTCATATACGGAATCAATAAATCATTAAAGAATCTTGCCGTATAATTGAGCATAACAGTAGATGCATTTCTACTTCCAACATGGACATCTCCGCACATCGCGATTTTCATTATTCAATTTCCTTAATATTAATGTAGATTCCGAAACCAACTCTGGTCACTATTTTTAATTTATTTGTTGTGTCTATAATTTTAATACAAGGAAGGTGCATACCCGCATAATCTTTGATTATGATTTTCGTTGTGAAATCCGATAGCATAAATTTTGAATATTTCTTTAATTCTTTAAATTTTTCTTCTGATTGATTATGGAACCAATCTAGAAATAATTTGTTAAATTTAGAACAATTAACTAAAGATAGAACAGTTTCGATTTCATCTGTCAATAACCAAACAGACGATAAGTCACCTTTAATGAAAACTTCTTTTTTCATGTTTACTCCAAAAACAAAAACTCAGTTGAATAAAATCCAACTGAGTTAATATATCAAATTAGTTCGAAAGATTCTTCTGTAATTATATCGATGGACGAATCGTCTTGCGTGCATAAGAAATCTAATAGAGAATTACGGAGTTCTTTTGGAATACGTTCCCTTTTGTTCATGGTTTTATTGATTTCTTCTTTTTTATTATCGTAATATTCGGAATAATCTACCCCCGTCAAATATGATTTAATTTGATCTATGTATTCATTGACCATATCGACATTATCGTGTCCTTGGACAGATATTTTATCGACATCGAAATTTTTGATCATTTTTTGTTTGGTCGCTAATTCTTTCCGTTCTTCGTGAATTCTATGGACAAAGGAATGCCAAACACAAGTAGTAAAGAAACAAAACGGATTTTTACCTCTACGCGCATCGAAGTTATCGATATAATGTAAACAGTTATAAATAGCGTCTTGAATCATTTCATCTTTAAATGTATATCTGGCGTAAGAATGTTTACTATTTTGAATTTTAGCGAAATTCTCTGCAATTTTAATAAAACAACTTCCGATGTAGTTCGATACCTGTGGAAATTTAAGGGTTTTATTTTTCTTTACTTGTTTCACTAATTTAAAATGTTCTGTTGTATCGCCTTTCTTTCTGGCCTTATTTATTTCCGCGTCTGTTTTTGCAAATTCAATGATATCAAATCTACGTTTATATTCATCTGGTTCATCTTTAACTTGTTCCAATAATGCAATATCAATTTGTTCGCGTCTATCTAATAATGCAAGATAAAATTCTTTATTATCTATATAATTATGCTTTTGTCTTTTTTCTGTAACTTCTGTCATATAAAATCCATTAAAGTAAAATGATCATTATACTTTATAATAAAGAAGAAGTAAAACTTTTACCAAGTACCTACTTCTGGTGTATATTGTTTAATTTTATCGATCACTTCTTGTTGAAGATCAACTGGTTTAGTTTGTGTTTTACCTTTACGCTTAACATAAACATAATCCGCCGACTTTAAATATTGTCCAGTTTTTAATATTCCATCTTTAGTCTTAGATTTACGTCCAATAATAAAGGAATCATCAGTTGTAAATTTATCACCAATCCCAGACTTAACCAATTCAACACCAGCTTTATTAAATGCAATGATAATATCACCATCCATATAGGTTTTTACCTTATCACCCATTTCCAATATCTTATGCATCGTTAATGCAGCACCTTCATGTGTACTCAATAAAATATCAGTATCAATTGTCCGTGAACGTTGAGCATTCTGTTTATACGCAACCTCAATATCATTAACAATCCAAACAATATGAATATTTTCCTTTTTATAACCAGCTTTAATAACGTTTCTAGTGATTTCACCTAACTTATCAATACTTTTTAACGTTACATCAAAAATTAAATTTGGTTTATGTTCTTTATCTGCAGTAAGGATTGAATATACTTGCGTATTAAGAGCTTTCTTATCGATATTATAAATTCCACCTAAGATATCATGGATAACACTGACGTTTTCTGGATTCTTTAAATCAATTTTAGATAAATCCGTTCCAGTTTCTTGTTTTACCCTCTCATTAAACATCGGAGCTTTAATCGCGAGTTCCTTTAAACGATCAACATCAAACTTCCAACCCTCAATACCTAGTAAGTTATTAGCGATAAAAGATTTACCCGAAGCAGAACCTCCCATTGTTAGTACCACGTTATTAAATTTCGGGTATGCTTTTCCTCCGAAAGTGATGAGTTTTTCGTCTAGTCGTTGACTATTAAATTCTTTAAATGTTAACATTTTAATTCCTTTTTAAGTATTTTATTGAATCGTTCCACTTTTCCATTAACTATTTAACGATATTATTATCTATATCTGATTTTAATAAAGCATAATCAAAATTTAATTCTTTATCTGTAAGAATTTTATAGTCCGTATATGTTTCAGATTTTTCGATAAATTCTTCTAACGCTTTTAATTTATAAATTGTTTTTGTTTGTTTTAAATCCCATGTAGCCTTTACTTCTACGATTGTTTTATCATTAATAATGAAATCAGGGATATAATTATAAGTTTTATCTTCGAATTGAAATTTAATTGAAATTTTTAATGGATTTTTACTTAGAGCTAAATCATTACAGCTAAATTTAATATTATTTTGTTCGAAGTATTTTAGTGTAAAATATTCATAAAGTGATCTAAAATAATGTTCATTATAATAACCACTAATTCCTCGTCCAGATCCAATTGGTACAGGCTTACCAAACTGTCCATTTAATTCACCAGGTCTTGCATTTTTTAAACACCGTTCATTATATTTTACTGGACCTTCAACTTCACCATATTTTTCGATATGGTATTCTAACGTTACACTATCGCTCATTTTATTTCGTAACTTTTTACCTTCTTCTGTATATCCTCTAGCTAACCAATATTCAATACAACGCCAAGAACCTTTATTTGCATTCATTTTAGAATCTTCTTCCGAATAACCTAAATCTAACCAATAGTCAAATTTTCGTTTTTTATTAGATTTTAATGAATTTGGTTGTTGTAACTTAAAGATTTCTTGTTTTGCATATTCTTCCGTGAAACCTCTAGAAGTATAAAATTCTATACAGAAGAATGAACTTTTACGTTGTTGTTTATCAATTTCTTCTTGAGCTTGTTCTTCTGTATAACCTCTAACTAACCAATAATCTTTACATCTCCACGATCCTATATGCTTAAACATATTCGTAAGTTCTTTACGAATTTTAGTTTCAAAGAAAACGGAAGAATATGAGTTATCATCGATTGGTGGTAAAATAGAAATAAACTTTATTATATTTAGTTATTTTCATGATATATTTCCGTATTAGTAATAATCGTATTTATACTAATTAGAAACACAGTTGCTACTCCACCAGATAAAACTTCGTATAAATTTATTCCTATATTTTAAATTGTAAGAATAAATCTTCTATTTTACTATTTAAAGTAAAAAAGTAACATTTACCACCAGCTTGTTCGAATGGTGTAATTGATTTAATTCTGTCATCGATAAGGAGGGTATTTTCATTGGCGTAGATAGCTTTATCTTTTGCTTTCTTTACTGCATTAAATTTGATATTAAAAGGAACGTTTTGTTGGATCCAAATAAACTTTTGTCTTGTATTTTCTTCTAGATCATTGTCACCAACTGCAGTAAGGATTTCTACGTCAAATCCTAAATTATAGCAATCTAATAGTAATTTAAAACCAGGTTGGATAACTGGTAGTGTTTCAAAGAATTTATTTTTTGCGAAAGTTTCTTTGTTTTTGTCCAGTTCTGGTTTATTATTGATGTCTGCGTTTGGATATAATAAATTATAACCAGCTTCATAATCAGATAAAACTCCATCCATATCAAAATAAATTTTCATGTTAACCTCCTAAGTGATAAAATGATATTATACTGTATATGGATGTAGTTGTACAGGTTTATTTTATAAAATGTTTATTATAACTTAAATTTTGTATTTATTTCAAAATGGTGCATGAATGTAGCTAACCTTTAGGTTCTGTAGAAATACAAGTTATAGTTAAAATGTGGTTCATTTCTTTCCTTTATTAAATTCTATAATTGTATTATTCAAGAATGTCCGTTGGGTTGCTGAATTAAATAAAAAGAATCTTCCTTGATACTCATCGATAGCGTTTAAAACAAATTCATTTAATCCTTCTTCTGCCTTTGTTTTAATAGATGACATACATACAATTTTAAAATTATTATCTTCGCCACTTACAAGTTCTACAAATCCTTGTACAACACGAATAGATAGTTCATCGTTCATTTTTATTTCTCCTAACAAAACGTCCTAGTTACTATTATGCAACTAGGACGCACTTATATTAAATAAATGTAAATTTCTTTTTATTCTCGAAAACAAAGCCATATTTACTGTTTTCGAAAATGATTGGAATATTAATCCCAATTATACTTTTAAAGAAATCGATAGTATCATTTCTAAAATTTTCGATGATTAACATATCTGTATCGATATAATAAACCTTACTATTATGAACGGTTTCCACTAAATATTTAAAATCTAATAAATAACGTCTTGCTCTTTCGGTAACTAATGAACGTTCATTGGAAGTTAGGTAACTACCATATAATGAACTTGCACATACTTTCAAATATATCCAAAGTTCCTTTGAATAATCTAGATCATTTTTATAATTCAAATATAAGTGTAATAGCTCGGTTACATTTTGTGAGTCTAAATCAATATGCGAATAAATGATGTTAGGATATAATGAGTTAAATGAAACTCTACTGAAATTTCCTTTGTACATCCCTGGATCGCAATTGACTTGAATTAATGCAGGTGTAAATTTAGGTTCATTTTCTGAGTCGTATTTTGATAAAGTCACGCCACAAACTTCTTTCATACAATCATTAAAGAATTGTTTATGATTAAGGTTTTCTATTTTATCTTGACGTAATACAAAATCTGTAAATTTAGCTTTGATAGTTTTCATTTTTATTTCTCCTATTCGACTTCAATAAATTGTACTAATTCAGGGTTCCATAACACTTGAACAGAATCCACTTTTCTATAATAATCACCGTCGAACCATACATCGACGATAGATGAAACCCAATTATCGAACCATTGAATTTCTTCTGTTGTAGAATTATTGTCAAATTCAGATAAATATTCATCTAATAATTTAGCGAATGTTGGAAATTCACTTGGCTCGAATTGATTTTTAATTGATTCGATTTTATCGAGATCTACTTCTGTATTACCAAACGTAGATGAATTTCTATTGAAGAATGAAGTGATCCATTTATAGAAATTAACTTCTTCTTTCGTTAAACCAAAGTAATCATCTGTTCTATAATTATCGCCATCATTCTCATAAGTAGTGATAGAAACGATATAACCCGCTGGTATTGTACTAATCATGACTAATTTCCTATACTGTAATTGTTTTAATGAAACTGGTCACTAATGATTCATTATTTTGACGAATAGTTAATACATTATGTTCAGCGTCAATGGAATAACTAATTTTCATCGTTATCTCCTTTCATATTATAACTCACTAAAACGAATGTTGTAATAATTAAAATAACTATCATTCCAAATAAAGTAATCATTGAAAATAATCCGTGTTAAGTTTTAGGAACTGTAACCCTATAGCTTGTAGTGATTTATCTTTTCTGAGGACTGTTACTCTAGTTTCTGAATTTACAACAAATGGTTCTGATGCGATAATTACATCTATTTCGTCACATCCAATTGTTAATGTAGCTGAACATCCAGTTAGTTGGTTAAAGTATGATTTTGATGGTACCATCATGTTAAATCGTCTCCTACGATACGTTCAAAACAAATAGCTAATAACTCAAATGCTAATGGTAACAAAAAGATGACTAATACATAACCTAGTACATTCATAATAATTCCTTAAATAATGGACGTTCATCAGGATTACTAATATTCTTATAGACTGAAATTTGATTTATATCAAGTTTATCATCACCAAAATGTGCAAACTTGACTTGTGAATGGAATTCATTAAAGTATTCAACTTCCTCGAACTTATCTGTTTTATTGCAATAGTGTTTAATAAGATAAGTTCTAGCTGGGACTAATTTATTTCCAGGTGTCATCGCTAGATAACCAAGTTTTCTAAGACAATCGATATGTGTCATATTAAATCCTATTTTAGGTGAGATAATGTATCTGCTACATCTACGTCTAATCTAAATTCTAATGGATCTTTAGCATTTAGTTTTGGGAATCTTGGAAGAAATAAACTCGCTTTATCTTTACCTTTAGACGTAATCACTTCGTTATATTTTACAACGACTATTTTTCCAATGTCTGCTTCGGTGATATTAACCCTATCTAAATCATTTAATCCAGAACCAACAGATACTTGTAATTTACCATCTTCGGTTTCGCATAATAAAGAACCTACTTGACCAGAACGTTTATTGTGTTCTTGTATTCCAATAATACGAAGTGTCGCTTCCTCTTCCGCTTTTAATTTTACTTGTTGTTTAGAACGTTTTGGTTCCCAGATAGAAGAAGGATCTTTAATGATAACCCCTTCGAAACCTTTCGAAATATAATCATCGCAAATAATCTGCGCTTCCTCGAAAGAATTAACTGTAGTAGATTCCACGATTCGAATGCGTTTATCGAATGACAATGAATTTAATAAAGCGAAACGGTCCGAATATGATGTTGGATCTTTTTCGTCTACCCATTTATCATATTGGATAACGTCCCAAAGTGTAATGACTACTCTATCGCAATCTTCTTTATCTGCGGTGTTTTTAATTAAACGATTAAAAATACCATTACCGACTTTTCTGGATTCATCTAGTCCGTTATTATCGATAAGTAACTCGCCATCGAATACTAGATTTTTACCGTTAGCTGCAGCTAAGAATTCTTGCTCTAATTGACCTTGAATGTCGAAGGTTTTGCCGTTTCTAGTGAAGAACGTTACAATACCATTATTAACAACTACGTTAACCCTTCCACCATCCATTTTTAGCTGGACGATTGCAGGAAACTTCATTTGTTCGATAAGTTTATCTGTAACAGGTGAACATAACATCGTTTCGAATTCAGGAATCAATCCTTTCCAAACTTTATTGACTGTAGAAGTTTGAACTCCACAATCCAAGTCTTTTTTAATAATCAACTCGATAACTTTAGCGTCATCTTCGTGTACATTAGATAAAATATCGGATAGGTACGCGATAGCGGCATTACCAGTAACTTTTCTATCTGCTAAATCGTTAAGTTTTTCTAATGCTTCGATAAGTTCTAATGAACCATCGAAGTTAGGTGTATACTGTGGAATTTTACGTTGGTAGTATTGAATATGTGAACCAAGTGCTCTAATAAGAACAGATTTCAATAATTGGTTATCTACGTTATCTTTAAGGACTTGTTCTTTGAAAAGTCTAGAATTATCGGACTTTAATTGTTCGATGATAGATAGAATATTTGAATACACTTTGAAAACTCCTAGTTTGTTAATTTAAAACCATTATAATACATTAAAGCGAAGTTGTACAGTATTACCAAACTTCCTTTATTTACAAGTAACCGAATAACCCAATATAATATCTTGCGAATCTTGTTGTAGTCCATCTTCTGCTATTTGTTGAATCGATTGACAAGTTTCCAACGAGTTGAACTTTTGTGTATTTGATTGTGTAATCATTTCGCCGTTGATGAGTAAAGTAACTGAAATTATTAATTCGAACATTTGGACCTCCTAAAATTTAATATACGGACATTATACTTTGTAAATGCCTAGTTGTACAGCTTTATTTTAAATGCGCATCGCCATTTGTACTAATTTGACATTGTCATCTTCAAGAATGATACATGAATTATCTTCGGAAATTTTAAACCTTGGATTGTTTAAGTTTTTATTATCGAATAAACTAATTAGATAATCGTAATTTAGTCCAATGCAATCTAATTTATGGTCAGTTATAATTATTGGTAATTCGCATAACTCTACATCTTTTTCGTTTGTGACTTTGATTCCATCGGGTTTAATATAAAACTTGACTCCTTTTAATTTATCAGTAACGAAATGTTTAATACCTTTTAGGATTTTAGAACATTCTTTAATATCTTTGATAGTAGTATAACTAAATTGTTGTTGTATAACTTTCTCGAAATTAGGATACTTTGAATTGATTAGTCTTGATACAATGGTCACGTTATCGAACTCTAATTTAATTAGGAGGTATTCGTCATCTGTTTTGATAAGACTAACTTCGATATTTGTTTCTGGTTTAATAGATGATAATAATTTAGTCACTGTTCTACCAATGATAACAGACTGTTCGAAATTAGGTTTAACCGATGTTTGTTGAATTAATAATTTATGACCATCTGACGCGACTACAGATAAGCCATCGACTGTTACTTGTATATTGATACCATTTAGATAATAACGAACATCATTTTTACCCATAAATTTATCTGTTCCTTCTAATAGGAACGACAATTGTTCTGGAGTTAATGTTAACCAATGTTCTACTTTATCCAATACAGAAGGCATTACATTTTGTATACAAGGATATTCTACATCATCTGTATCTTGTGTCAACGTAATTTGTCCGACTGACCATTTATCGTTATTTTGAATTAAACCATCGAATGATTTATCGAACAAGGAAGTGAATTGTTTGGTTTCTACTAAATTAATCTTACCTAGGAATTTATTATCTCTAATCGTAATATAAGTGTCCAAGTCTGTAACATTGATTGAACCTTCACCTACTTGAATGAAGTTGAGTGCTTTCATTATATGACGGTTACTCGTAAGAGTTTTGATCATTTTGATTGAGTTTTTGTGTAGAGTTTTATTCATGATTATTGTCCTAAAATGTCTTCGAAAGTTTGTGTTTGTAATGCATTTTTAATCGCTGGGATGTTGAAATCGAAGTAAATCGAAATTTCTTTTAATTGTTTCTTTGTTAGTTTAGTCCAACGTTGAAATCCTATAGAATAAGAATTTTCAGTTTTAGGAAATAACTCGGCTAATCCAGTTGTTACTAATTCTATACTATCTTTATCTAAAATAATGTTTGTTTTCATTTTTACCTCCCTATCAAGTTAAAATGAATTATACTTTGAAAATATCATGATGTACAGCTTTATTTTTAAACAAAAGAAACATCCAAAAAGAACTTAATCTTAATGGAGGTTTCCTTAAATTATAGTTAGCCTTAGATTGCCACCGAAATTGCTAGGTTTATAATTACAGTTCCTTTCTTTCATTAAATCATTGAATTTTTCTACATTGAAACTTTTCATTTCGCTGATAGGAATATTGGTATCGAATAAAATGTACCCAGTTTCTTGTTCGTATTGTATCGTGTATGTCACTTTCTTAGGATAACATAATTGAACTCTTTCTAGTATGTTCATTTTTGCATAAATATTACACGTTTTGAGAATCTATAAACTTAGAAATGTAATCTATGTGTTCTACTTCGTTTACCATCTTTTTAACGATTCCAGTGATATAAGCATAATCTTCTTTATGACCTGCTTTACCAGCTAATACCTTAGCTTTCTCCCAGTAGGATTCTACTTTATCCACTGGTAAATTATGTTCTTTAGCTAATTTTTCTATGTATGGTGTTGGCATTAATTATCCTAATTTATTATTTGAAATGACTATTCGTTTAAAATTTTCTGATTTGATATTATCTCCAGAAAATATATTATCATCTGGAATGGTATAAAGTTGCTCTAATGAATTATGTAATAAATCATACAAATAAACATTCAATTTATTTTCGAATGCATCTTCTATACAATATTTCCAATAATAATCACCTAGCCAAGTCCTATCACAATCCAACATCAAAGAATTATATTCTTTTAATATATAGTCAAAAATAATTTTAGAACTGAAATTGTAACCAATGTATCTTCTAGTTTCTAAAAATACTCCAATTTGATAAACAAACGTTCCAATGATATCATTTTGTTCTACTTTATATGAAATTTTAGCTGTTATTCTATTTATTTCATTATCTACACAGTAATACGAATTATCTAATTGCAGTATATGAATATCGACTAATTCTTCATTTATATTAGAATGAAATTTATATGGGGAGTTTTTAATTTCATTGAATATAGTTATGTTATCGAATAATAACGATTTGTCTGCAATGAATGGAGCTTCACAATCGATAATACCTATCATAGTAGAACGTAAATCTATCGTCATGTTAGTTTCCTAGAAGTGATAACTAATTTATTTTCACGGGTACTTTCATTTTTACTATAAACAAAATCTTTATCTCCTAGAACTTCATCTACATCATTATATGAATATAAAGATTTTGTATTAGAGTTAAATTTATAAACATTCAATTTTTTAATAAAAGCAGTTTTTATTTGTGCGCACCAAAACCTTTCACCTTTATCAGATTGTTGTTTATCTGTCATGATACAATTCGTTTTATTGAATAGGAAATTCCAAAACATTTCGGTTGGTAAATTTTTAGTATATTCCACATTTTGATTTGACCAAACTATAGCTTGTGAAATAACTTTTCCTTTTAATTCTTCGATTGTTTGTTCGTCAAAACCTAATACATAAGTTATTTGTAATAAATTATCATCCGTACAATATACATCGTTATTGACTTGAATTAAATCAACACCAGGTTTTATATTTTTAATAATTGAATGTTGCAAATTTTTAGCTATTTCATATAAATGACGATTAGCTTTAAAATCGGTATAAATGAAAGTGTCCATCCTTCCAATTCGTTGTGGCACCTCCATTATTAACTGATTTCTAAATTCTTTAAATGTCAACATTATTTTCTGCTCAATTTCGACAAATTCATTTTAGGTGTAGCCGACAATTTACTCATATCTAATGAAGATTTTACTTGTTGAGCTGCTGGTGGTAATACTGGTTGTTTAGCAGATTCAGATAGTTTATCCATATTCATCGAGGATTTAACTGGAACAAATGGTTGTACCTGCGCAGGATTACTTGTAGTATGTTGCACTTCTACTGGTCTATCTACATAAACCGTTTTTTCTTTAATGATGGTTGTATGCGTAGGTGTATCCTTATTATCATTTAATGCTCCAGATATTGCATGTGCAGCTAATGCACCGACTGCCATATTGGTAATAGTGTCACCAGTATTACTTTGTTGAGCTGGTTGTTGATTAATAATGATAGGTGCAACTGGTTGAGTAGGTACACCTTGTGGTTGAATGATAACTGGTTGAACTTGTTCGATATGCTTATTTTTATCATCAGAACATGCGGTTACAACTAACGGTAATAACAATAATAATTTTTTCATAATATAATTCCTATAAGTACAGTTTATAAAATTTTAAAACTAATTTAGTAAAAGGAGTTCTTTCGTGGAACTCCTTCCTCATAATTTAAAACTTATACAAATGGTTTTAAATTTGGTTTAAAGTAACTTGCAGGTTTTTGAATTTTACCATTATTGTCTTTAATACATTTACCAGTAGTCGGATCAACTTTACTCATATTACTAGCTTGAACCTCATCCCAAGATTCATTAAAGTTAAAGCCAGCTGCACGAGCATATCCAACTGAAACTACAATCATGTCCAAAATTCCATCCAATTGTCCTACCCTATCACCCGCTTTCACTGCTTCAATGAATTCATTATATTCTTCAGTGATTAAATTGACATACAAATCTTGTAGAGTTTGTCCAGGAATTTGATCACCAGCAATCTGAAATCGTTCAACATCTCCAAAAATATCTGGATGAGTTTTGACAGAATAACCTGCGAGTTGATTATATGTTGGATGAGTATATTCGTTATTGAATGCATTGACATCTTGAATCGAATCGATGGTAAATGTTGGTGTATCTGTTAAATCATAAACGATTGTATTCACTGGTACTGTCATGTTGTCTCCAATAATATTAATTTCAGATAATTTTTCTACTTTACCACAATTTGTTTTATTTTTACATTTACATTTATTTTTGCAATTCATTTGATACCTTTTAAAATGACTAACGATTGAAATAGGGTTGAACCTAGTATCCTTGCTATATCTACAATTTATTTTTGATATACATATAAACGTTATTAGCAGGAATATATTTATTTTTTGTATTATCAAAATAAACTACCTTACCATCTAAGCGAAATGGACCAGTGTAACCATCTACTTTAGCGTATCCATCCGACATCGCATATTCTTTTAATTTCAATGGGTCGAATCTCATTTTCAAATTCCTATACATTTTAATTTAAAAATATATAATCCTAATTCGTTAGGATAACCTCTTGCGTTACTTAAAACTTTACAATCATTTATTTCTACGTCTAATCCTTGGTGCATATGTCCATAAAATGCATAATCGAATTTACTCAATAATTTTTCACAATTAGAAGCGAATAATCCATTCATTATACGTTCATTCTCATAAATTGGGTGCACTACCTTAAAAGTAGGAGAATGATGTGTCACTAGGATTGTTTTATTATAAGAAGATAAATCCAATGAATCTACCCAATGATTAAAACTTTTGAATTTCTTTAAAATCGTAGAAGGTTTGACAGTGAAATGTCCATCTACTATTTGTCTAAAATCAGAAATCATCTTGGGTGCGTTCATTAGAGTAATAGGATCTTCGTTATTAAAATCTGTCCACATTGTTCCACAAACAAAGGCTGTATCGTCTACTTCAATCAATTCGCCTTCCGACACAATGTGTAAATTATTATATCGTTTAAACACTAACTTTAAATCTTTAACACCAGTATTAATATCATTTTGTAAATAATGTTCATGATTACCAGTGACGTAAATGATTTTTCTAAAGTTATTGGTGATAAAATTAAAGAAATCTATAGAATGACTTTCTTCTGAATAATCATTATACGCTTTATTGTCACGAAGTAAAGTTTCTATATTTGCGATGTCACCACACAATAATAAAATAGAATCTTTAGAATTGGGTACATTAAATGTATCTAAATCTATATTATGAAATTCCAAATGTAAATCACTGCAATAATAAATGTTTAATGGAATTTCTTCCTTTTCATCCATAATTAATTCCTCAAATGAAATATATAAATTTTTATTGATGATTATAAAGTGAATCTACACTGGATTGTAATGTTTCGGTTCGAATAGTACTAAGGTTTGGTTTGGTTCGTAACAATGAAATTACTTCGTCGATTGTATCACTACAGTAACCAGGCAACAAAGATTTAATTTTATTTTTGTCGAAATCGAATGTCTGTAACACTACATTTTCACCAGCCCAATCATGATGCCGAATATAGAAATTAGAATTATCAGGAATTTCTACTAACTCCACTGTGTCTACCGAGAATAGTGGACCAATTTCTTCATAAACTTGTATCCATAAAGGGTCTGTTCTAAATGAATCATCATAGGATATTTCTACATATTCACCACCTTCGTATTCAATAATATAATCGGAACGATCACAACCCGATAATTCTATAAAGCGTTCTGCTGCAACCACAGTCAATTTAATATAACTATTTTCTGGTGAAATTAAAACTTTCATTAGGATTCCTTAGTTACAAATTTCACATTGAATCTTTCAAGAATTTCCTTGAATTCGTCTGGTAAACGTTTTAACGTTTCATCAATCATAAACTGTGGAATTTCTTTATAATACGCTTCCGCCACAGAGCAAGCTATAGCTGCAATCGTATCAGAATCGCCAGATAAACTTATCGCATTTCTGACACAATCTTCGAATGTGGTAGATTCCAAGAAAGCGATGATAGCTTCTGGTACTGTTCCTTGACAAGTTTCATCGAATTTAAAGTTAGGACGAATTGCATCGATTGTTCTATCTAAGTCATAACCAAATCTAGTTTCGATTTCTAGTTTAATTTCTGGTTTAGAATAACCAAGTCTGGCAAGTAAGATAGCTAATGCGGTTGCTTGTGCACCTTTAATACCTTCTGGATGGTTATGTGTTACTTCTGCAGTTTGTTTGGCTAAATCCAAAACCGTATCAATATCATCTGATACATAAGCGACTGGACTAACTCGCATAGCCGAACCATTACCGTAACTATTATATGCGGACATATCATCGGATAATAACCATTGTTTAAACATTCCACCGAATCCACCCCTAGGATATCTTCTACCGAAGTATTTTAGGTTTTGTTCGAATGGTTCATCATCTAGTAATGATTTCATGATGGCAATAGTTAAAATTGTATCATCTGTAAAACAAGAACCTGGAGTGAATAACTCGAAGTCTTTGGTTTTAACATTGTCGAATTCATAAATCGATCCGATTGTATCTCCAATAATTGCTCCAATGCATTTCATTTTATCACCTTATTTAATATCACTTAAAACTAATCTAATATTTTTCTTTTCTTCTGTTCTTGACCAAACTCTTTTATCGAATTCATGATCAAGGTGACCGTGTTCTATTACGGCATTATGTTCTAAACGTTTATTAATATGAATATCGATACTTAATTTAGCCCATAATTTTTTGCACCAAAATACTGTTCGGAATCACCAAGAATAGTCATTTTTAATGTTTTAACGAAGAATCTATACATGGATTTTGCTATTCCCCTTCCTTGTACACTATTAGCAACTACAACATAATCGACATTAAATACATTCTTATATTCTAATACATTACTAATTTTAGAAAATTCGATTTCCGCAACAATAGCAAATAAAACTTCATCGTTTTTATTTGTATAATAACCAACATTAAATTTATGAACTGGTCCAATCAATTGCATAATATTAAGTTTTTTACCATGTGCAGTTTCAATTGAACCAACATTTTGATATTTAGATTGTGTAACCTGAACTGTACAGTAATCAACAGGAATAAATTCTTCCATATCACCTTGAACTGCTATCGCCATTTCTTAGTTGTTTAAATGTCTTCATTTTCTTATCCTTAAAATTAAGATTCCATTCTAACACATTAATTGCAGTTAGTAAAGGTTTTCACTGAATAACTTTTTTGTTATCACCACCAACCCGTCGAATTATTTGCCCTACTTCATCTGCTATCTTCCAAGCAGAATATCTATCGTGGAAAATTCCATTTTTATCGATGAAACCTTGAATACAGCCTAATTGTGTAAAATCATACTGTGGTAATTGTTCGATCTGTTTAACCATCATAGAACAATAATGTCTTACTCCTAAGATGGTAATACCAATTGACGGGTAGTAATTAGCAGCGCAAATAATTCGATTGATCATTATGCTAACGTCCCACCAGCTTTAGTGTAAGCAGCTAATAACACATCTACGGATTCCGCTCGTTGACCATAATCTGATTTGCCTGTTGAAATGTCTGGCAACGAAGCCCATCTAGATTTACATTTTTGGATAGCTGTTTTAATATCTCCATTTTCAATGTCAACCGTGGCTTTACATTCTTTGATTAGTTGGATAGCAATCTTATCTTGTGAATCAGGACTAAAATCTTGTAAGTTTAATTGTTTCTTGTAAACATCGTAATATCTTGCCAAGATTTGAAATTTTCCAGCTGCTGTTGATTTGATACCTAACTTAGGTAAGTCAACGACGATTCTAGGGTGATCAACATATCCGTTATTAAATAACGAACCTCCACAAATGCAATTATAACCTCTATCACCTAGATTATAAGTGCCTTCCGAATGAGAAATCATATCTAGAAAGGCTTTCATATTTTTACTTGTCATTTTTCTGTTCTTCTTGTGATTTGTCTTTTTTACCAAAAATCAAATCCCAGTTATCCGAGAATTTCTTTTGATCGCTAATTGGTCTTGGTTTAGAACCTTTACCACCATGTGTTGCACTATTACTCATATTAACTCCATATTCATTTTACATTTAGTTTGTGTGTTTAAATCCGAACCCCATTCTTCAATTTCTACATCGGTTTCGCATGCAAATAATAATGGTTCATCATTCGCATATTTTAAGTATGTTACCATATTATCAACTTTGAATATTTGTCTATTTTGAATAAAATGAACATAATCATCTTCAAATATAAAATAAAGTGGACCATCTTCATCTTCTAGTGATAATAGATTAGGATTATCTGGATCGGTTGATTTAACGATAATCCCTTCACCAAGTGATTCTATAATTTTACGTTTGTTATTTTCTAATATTAAATCAATATTATCGTTTGTAGATCCTACCTTAATAACTTCGATTCCACGTCGTTTTAGAAAATCGATTCCATCGGTCAAACGATATTCTGTTTTGTAATAAATTTTAGAGATACCAGCTCCAGCTAAAATTTTACTACATTGCATACAAGGACTGTGTGTAATAAATACAGTCGCGCCTTCGGACGATATCGTACTACGGCAGAGTTTAGATAGAAGGTTGGATTCCGCGTGTGTTACATAATCAAATGTCATTCCATTTTCATCTTCACAAACATTATCTTCCCAACCCGCAGGTGTTCCGTTACAACCTTCACCAATGATTTGATTATTGACTACTGCAATTGCACCAACTTGTAATTTCTTTGCATGTGATTGTTTTGCTGTTAGTTCAGCGACTTGCATATAATAATCAATTTTAGTTTGTTTCATTTTGAACCCCAATAGTAACCAAATTCACGTTCTAATGTTTCATTGACTTGGTAAATTCTAATCATCGAAATAATATCTACAGTAACCAATCCGAAAAATGCAAATACATTGACTTGTTCGGTTGCCGCAAAGAATAACCCAGCAGTAAATAACAAAGATAAAATCGTATAATTCCGAAGTTTTCTTTTTAATTGTTCTTTTAACATTTAAGTGTCCTAATTTCTTAATATGTAATGATTATAGTTGGTCATTAACTAAATGTAAAGGTTTATTTTCAATATCTTCCTAGTTTTAACATTAACCTGACTTTCCTTGCATCTTTCGATTTATCAAAATAAATAGCTGGTAAATTTTTGATGTGAAAGAAAGTTTTACGTTTATGATAAACCATTGAACACATTTTATCGAAGAACCTAGAACCAAATGTATGTTTATAATTTCTACAAACAAAATTAGATTCTGCTTTTTGTAATTTGACTCTATTAATTAACACTTTCAGGATTAAATTATAACTTTGCATAGGAATACTTACATAAATTTTCATGTTCATCGCATTGGAACTTGGTCAAGTGTATTTCGATATTAATTTGCATACGGTCCGTTCGTTTGAGTTTAAATTTATCATAATTGTTGTTGACATAATCTGTTGAATTGAACATAATAACTAGGTGTAAATGTAAGTTACTTGTCCATTTAGAATAAGGTACATTGTAATTGTAATGTCCTCGTCCTCTATTCACCGATTGTAATTTTCTCAATGTTTTAAATCGGAACATATTTCTTACCTGTAATTTTAACGTTTGTTTCATAACCAATATCATCGTCATAAATAAACGACAATTTGACATCTGTCAATAAAGCGTTATCGGATTTCCTACGGATTAAATTGAAATCACATTCACCTTCATATTTTGAAACTAGATCCCATTCGGGTGAGCTATAATCATTATCGATGTCATATCCAGATTTAGAAAAAGCGTCATCTACTAAATCTTGAAGGAATAAACCATCACCACAACTAATTTCTAATCCAAGCGATTCTATAGATTCTGGACAACCAAACCATGTTAAACAATCATCTAATGTATCGTGGTTTAATGATAATGTTAGTTTTGGATTAAGATAAAAAGTATTATTGATTTTAGACATATAAACCTTTTAATATAACGGTTAAGTTCATAATGATATCATAAAACAATTTCTACAGATGTCTTACCTTTATCTATGAAAACGTCCTTATCGTTGAATGTTAAAACTAATCGTTGATTCGCTCCAGAATCAAAACAAGAACATTTAAGTTCGGTTTCATCTTTAAAATCTTCTAGTAATTTTAATAATTCTTTTTTAGTCATTGGTTATTCCTAATGTGTGTAGTTCGTTAATTTTACGTTTAATAAAATTTGCCTTCACTTGTTTATGCTCTTTAGAAATTTCTTGTAATGTTTCGATTAAATTTTCTATTTCCGTTATAGGTAAACAAATTTGAAAATCTAAATCGTAATCACCAACATTTCTACTGATATCTAAGTAATCGGTTCCATAATAAGAAAACTCGATATCGGTTACACTTTTGAAACTTATCATATTAACTCCCCCAAATACATTCTAGTATAATATCCAATGCGATAGCAGTTTGTGTTTTATTTAAACCCCGAACATTTTTAACATATTGGATAATGTCGATAGTAGATTTCTTATATGACTCGGTTGGATTATCCATTACGTTACTTAATCTATCTAGTAATTTTAATGTTAATCCGTAAGATGACATATTAACCATTTTAATTGCAAGATATGTTGTTTTACCTAATACTTTAACTTGTTCAACGTCGGTTGTTAATTCATCGACTATGTTAGCGGTTAAATCACCAAAAGTAGATCTAATTTCATCGATGGTAACTCCACAATCTTCAACAACATCGTGTAATAAGCAAGAAACGATAAGTGAATCAAGGTTCTTAGATGTTTTATATTTACGACAAAGTTCAGCAACGAAAATTGGGTGTGTGATATATTTTTCGCCAGATACTTTTCTTACTTGACCTTCGTGTTTTTCTGTTGCGAATTGTAACGCTTTATCGATAATGTTCATTTTAACGCGCTCCTAAATAAGGTTTCTTTCTAAGTTATGATCATTATAGGTTGTTATGGTTGCGTTGTCCAGGTTTATTTTGGTTGGTTCCAAGAAATATTCAGAGTAATGATGAATAAAGCATTTCTAGAAAAGCATTAATGAAAAGATAATATACATTTGCCGTAGTGATAACGTAGGCAAACATACGAAACGAAGTGTAGTATGGTACAAGACTAGAGATCATTGATCGATCATTCAGAATGATTCTTAGACGCTTTTCTCTAGGAGCATTATACCAATGAATAGAAAACAAGTAAAACTTTTTAGAAAATAAATCTACTGGTAAAAATCGAGATCCAAGAAAAACCTTATATACTCTCGTGGTTAAACGGGTATCCGTCTGGGTAAGTCTCTGTAAGTCTCATGCTTTCCTTGTTGTTTCTCTAGAACAACTAAATAAAAACCTTGGACTACATAACACGGCAGTGTTATTTTTACACGCAGTGTAAAACGCTGTTGCTTCTCTAAAACCACAAGGGTAAAACATTGTAGCAATGGATAAAAGCAAAAGCATAAAGAACATTTACGCAGTAAATGATAAACACTGACGTGTTTATATGGTATATACTTTTATCGATTGGATAAGTATATTCTCAACTATAAATTAACTATACTGATTATCAAAACGAGAACAATGTTCTAAATTTGTTTAAAAACCTTATAACTTATCTAGGTTCTAGAAATTCTACAGCGTATCCACTGGTTAGAACAACGAGAACAACTGCTTATCCATGATCAACTATAACACTTAGTTCCCTATATTGAACACAAAAAGAAACCTCTAAAGGACTAATCCAATAGAGGTTTTTCTTTACTTAATCTAGTTTAACCAGCATCTCGTTCAGCTGCAACTTCTTTATCCGACTTGCGATATTTCATTACAACTTTTTTCGCTTTACCAGTTGCTTTTGCTCTAGTTGATTCAGTTCCATCTTCTAATGTTTCGCTTGGTTTTTGATATTTAGCTCCATATACTTCCCATTTGAATCCATCATCTACTTTATTTACTTTCCAAGAAACAGTATCAAATTTATCTTTAACGTGATCTTGTAATGCTTCATTAATAATGGTTTCACCACTATCTAAACCCCCTAATGCTTCTTCTAAAACAGATTGTTTAAAGTCTTCGTAATTTAACATATTTTTATTCCTGTTGTGTTTTATTTATTTAAAGTTTTGATTTATAATCATTTATCAGTGATTGCCATACGCTTTTTTAAATGGTCTTCTATATTACCCAAATATCTTTAGTTCCTTTAAATTCAATCCAATGTTCATAAGATTTCATTTAAAATCTGTTCTAATACATCTTATTTAAATTCTTTGAATGTTAACATTTTATAGTCCGTTTACTTTTAGAATAATTATACTATAGTTGAACCCTAACTGTACAATCATTTTAACTGAATAACATGTAACTTAAATTTAAATTGCTCTTTGGCATAAATCTTGATACGCTCTTCCAAATGTTTAAATGTAGTATTTGGTTGACCTTTATCAAATAACTTATCCCCGATATCATATAAATGTGCAATTTGTTTACCCTCTTGTAATCTTAATGCTCTACCAATAGATTGTAAAACAGATATTTGGGATTTAGACGGACTCGCGAAAATTATATTATTGATTGAAGTAATACTAACACCTGTTGACATCGTCCCTTTAGACGCAACTAGGATATCACCTTTCCAGTTTTCAATTTTAGTTGGTTTCATATATAATACCTTTAATTATTTTATATATTTATATTTAAAGATATTATCAAGAAGTCGATAGAAATACAACAGAATAAATTTATTACCCGCTCTATCCTACTTCCGCCACCACTTGGTTATTATACCACTGTAACACTACAAAGTAAAATCTAACAAAGTAATGTTTTATTTTTATGTTGTTTATCTGGTTTTATTTGTCCAGATAAACATTAACGAAAATGATTTAGACAGCGAGAACACAAAAAGAAACCCTAACAGATTAATTTCTATTAGGGTTTCTTTTAATTAATAATTTATACGATTGCTTCTGCTGTAACTTCTAAAACTTCTTCGGCTTCGCCACTTTCGAATGCGCTAATCACAGTATCTACAACGGTTTTAGCTACCGCGCCTTCTGCTGCATTTTCGATTGCTTTACCAGTTTCTTTAGCGATGTGTGTAGCTTCGTGTTCAATTTTATGAAAAATATCGGTCATATTATTTAGCTCGTTTGAGTTTTTCTGTTAAGTAATCATTCAATGTTTTCGCTAATTTCAAATTGTCTAATTGTTTAGTGAATGTAATGATTGTTTGTTTGATAGCAGAATCTAAATCGTTATCTGAAAATGAAGTTTCTGCACCTTCTTCAAGCGTTAAGATTTCTTCACTTTCCGATAATGTTGTAGTGTAAACAGATTGTTTAAAGTATTCGTATGATAATGCAATTATTTTTTCCTTGTTTGTTTTGGTTTAATTTCTTGTTTCACTTCTACTTGTTCAATAGAAATAACTGGTGTTACTTCTTTTACTTGATTTTCCTTTTTCCATTCGATCATTGGATCTACCCAATCTTCTGGAAACCATGGTTGTCCAAAATAACCAGCTTCGATTACTTTTTGTAAAGTAATGTTAGGAAAAATAGATTCTAGGATTTGATCCTTAACCGCGATTAAGATAGAGGCTTCTTCCGAGAACAATTCTTCCAATGTTTTAATGAATAATTCTTCTCGTCTGGATTGTTTCATATTAGGGTCACGGAATTTATCTAATTTCTTAGATTCATATAATAAATTTGTACTGTTTGTATCTTTAGGTGCAGTAGAAATTCTATAAGGTGGAGCTCCAGGTGGTAGTTTAAATTTACCTTTAGGGATAAAAGCAGAACCCAGTAATTGTTTTAATGATTGATTAGGTAAATGTCTTTTTAATTCTCTTACTACATCTGGAGCTTTATCGATATCGTTTAAGATTTCACACATCATTTTTAATGTCATATTACTTCTCCAAGATTCCTAATAACTCATGTTCTTTCATGATTAGTAATACTTCATCATCAACTTTTGCTTCAATACCAACTCCTCTACCAAATAAAACTCTATCGCCAACTTTAACGATCAATGGAACAATTGTTCCATCTGCTAAGATAGTTCCATTACCAACTGCTTTAACTGTACCTTGTGTTGGTTTATCGTTAGTTTGTGAAAGGATAATACCACCAGCTGTCGTATCTTCTTTTTCGTCGCGTTTAACAATAATTCTGTCGTATAACGGTTTAATTGCCATTTCAATTTCCTTAATAATGTTATAATAATTTAAATGTTGTAATCGTAACTTGTTTGATGTTGAACCTTATAGAATAAATGATTTAATTCATTTTCTGCATCGACCCAATTTTTATCAGTGTCTTCGTTACCTTGAATATATTTAAAGTAAGCTAGGATTCTGATTTCATCTTCAGTTGGTTTATTCATTAGTCGTAGTCCATAATTAGACATTTTAGAAATTCTCCAATTCGTTCATTAACATACTGCAACGATTTTTAATAAGATAGTTCATTATGTTATTTAAGTCTCTAACTGGTTTAGTTGTTTCATAACTATGAATGATATTAGTTTCTAACCAATCTGGGATTTTATCTAGATTAACTAATGTTTCATTACGTTGCCAGTTTCTACGTTCTTCATCTGACCGGCATGCTTCGAAACCAAGTTCATGGAACTCCGCTAAACGTTTTGCTGACATTGGTGTTTGTCTAGTTCCAGTAACAAAGACATCATCTTTTGAAAGTAGATTGGGTATGCCATCACCCGAATCGCCTTTAACGATATGCTCAAGAAGTTTAGCTTGCACTTCTTTCTTGTTGGCGATAATCATTTTCTTTTTTAGAGGACTATACTGAGAAACATTATGATATTTTTGTAGTTGAATCATATCATTATCCGAAGTCATCAACAAAATTGGTTTAGGATCTGAATCAAAAAAACTATCGTCAATATCATTCGTTTGACTATATTTGCAAATTATACTGAAAATGTCGTCGGCTTCTGCTTCGTTGAGCTGAATGACTTTATATGGAAATAATTCGATAAGTTCCGACTTAATTTGTTCCACTGCTTTAAATAATGAATCCCAGTCAAATCCAGATTCTTCTCTATCTTTTTTGCGTTTATATTTATATGGAGGAAAAACTTCCTTTCGCCAGTAATTTCTACCGTCACAAGCAATGATTATTTCGCCATACTTTCTACCATATTTACGTTTATAACTCAAAATTGTATTCAAAATAGTATGTCTACAAATAGACGTAATTTTTTCTGCTGAAGCATCTTTAAGTAATGTCTGCTGTGCAAGGACATTTGCAAGAGCAATTCCAGACCAATCAATTAAAATCATAAAATCCTTTAAATAAAAATAATGTATAACATATATAGGAATAATAACATGTATTGTGTATATCTAACAATATATTCTGGAAATAAAATGCCTCCTTTTTATATTGGTTCTACTTCCGTAGAAAATATAATAAATCGTAATTATAGAGGTTCTGTAAAATCTAAAAAATATAAAAAAATTTGGGAGCAAGAATTAAAAGATAATCCTTCGAAATTCAAAACTAAAATTGTATATAGTTATAATGATAGACAAATTATACTAGAAAAAGAAAGTAAATTACAGAAATGTTTGAATGTAGTAAAATCTACTTTATATATAAATGAATCTTTTGCAACTAAAAATGGAATGTTTGGTCGAGATGTTTCGAATGAAAATAACCCAATGTTTGGTCAAGGAGATAAAGTTAAAGGATGTAAAAATGGAAGATTTGGTGATAACAAAACGACTTTTATTAACTGCTTAGGTGAAACTTTGTGTACAACTCCTAATGATCCACGAGTAATTTCTGGTGAATATAAAGGAATCGGAACTAACGCTGCGAAAGTTAGGGAAACTAAATTAAAAGATCCTAATCTTAAAAAATATAAATTGATAGTTATTAAAACGCCTACTAATGAAATTGTACATTTACAATGGAATGAATATAACAATTTCATTAGAAAATATAAATTATGGAATATTATTTCAAATATGAAATATAAGGGTTATGAAATTATTGAAAAAGTATTAAATCCTAATTGTTATTTAAAGCAACCAATTAAGAAAAAGAAAACTAACTCATTAGATTTAATATGAATTAGTGTTAAACTATATAGATAAAACTAGAACGTGTCTCCTACGATGATTCTGAACGTAAATCAATGGGTTACGGAAATACATAAAAATAAAGGGATTTCTCGAAAATCCCTTATGTACTTTAACCGAAAATCTTATTCTTCGCGTAAAATCGAATAGTTAGCTGGTAACACTGGGTTGACCAATTCACCATTCCCAAAGAATTTACTTAACGAACCTTCCTTAATTTTATCCGTGATATCATTACTGAAAGGAATCGTTTTAGAATAATTCTTTGTATAACCTTTAACTTGGTTATCAACTATCTTCAACGATTTTTTAGAATACCGTCCAGAAAAGAAATAGGAAACTTGTTTAGTATCATTATCAAGGATAACCAACATACTTTTACCATTACCTTGAATTTTATCTAAGGATTTAACTTTAACTACAGTTTCCTTAATCTGACGCGCGATTTTAATCTTAGTTTTAACGACTTTAGTTTTTGTTACTTTAGGTGTTGTAACCAATAATGTTTCTAAACTCGAGATGAAGTTTTTGATTTGTTTAACTGAAACATTTGAGTAGGATTCGTTGAGCTGTTCACATTTACCTTCTAGGACTTCATTCAACTCATCTAGTAAAGGTTTCACATATTTAGTGATTGCTTTAATTGCTGCTGGTGTTTTATCCGTGATTCCGAATGAAATCATTTTATCAACTGGATAACCAGCTAAAATGAAATCGTCGATTTTGCCATCAATGTCATCAAGGATAGAATTGATTTTAGATTTAGTTGTTACTTTAAGTAAAGAAGGTTCTTTTACTACTGGACTAGTTGTTAACTTAAACTCATTAATTTTATTTTCGATGAAGTTTAATTCAGTTTGTTCTAATTTATTACCATTAGAAAGGATACGGCATAACGCACCAAGAGTGTGAAACTCGTATTCAGGAATTGTTGTTAATAACGCTTTCAAGGATTTATCTTTGAAGTAAGTAATTGTCCAAGATTTAGCGTCCTTATTGGTGTTAAATGCATTATAATAATTTAATGCTTTAATTAAAGACGTTTTATAGTTTGAAGTTGTAACAACTGGTTCGCCAGTACCTTTAATTGAACGTTCAACTTTAGCAATGGTTTCTTTGTTTTTTTCAGTTTTTGCTTTGGTGGCCATGATATAAACCTCGATAATTTAATAGGAAACTTCTTAACTTGTGATCATTATAATTAAAAATGGTTGTGTTGTCCAGGTTTATTTTACTTTTTTGTAAAAATAAATTTATAATCTATCAAGAAAAGAACTATTTCACAAAATAAACCAATAAAATCATATAACATTTTAAAGCTCCTTTAAGGAAAGCCATCATTTTAGTTTGATGGCTTTATATAAAAATTAAGCAACTAATGAACTTTTGAATGTTTCAAGGTTAGCAGCTTCAATTTCGTAAGCTCGTTTATCATTTTTGTTGCAATTAACTTTCCAGCAGTGATAGCTCGTGAAAGAGTTGAAGTTGATTTACCAATAAGTTCAGCTGCTTCCGTTAAGGAATAAATAACTGGTTCCTTGAAATTCTTCTTTTAAATCTTCTAGGATTCTAACTCCTTTATTGAAGTTTTCAATTTTATCGTCTACTAATTGAACTTGTTGTTTAGTTAGATCGTAATAAAAACCATATTCTGTTTTATTTGCGTCTAACCAGTCTTTTCCCATAATCCGACGAAAGTGGGTTTTACTAATTTCTTTTGCTGCGGATTTCCAAGTAGAAGTTTTAATTGCTTTTGATTCGGAATCAAGTTCTAGTTGACGTTTAATCGCCAATTCTAATAATTGTCCAGCGAGTTCTTTTTTAGCTTCAACTTTTAATTCTTTCATGATATACGTCCTTAAATTTAATTATACTTGTTGTACTTTAACTGAACCATCCCGATAAACATCGTAAGTTTCTTTTTCGAAAACAAATTGTCTCTTTTTAACGTCCACCATTGCAATTACTGTGATTGCTTCAGGATCTTTGTTTAAAGATTTTCTCCATTCTACTTTATCAGGGTCTATTACGAATCTAACGTTTTTATAACCGTTGTAATCTTTAAAACTAACTAATGCTTTTTTCATTTTTAACGCTCCTAAATATTTGTGTTTCTTTCTAAGTTGTACATATTATAGACGGATTATGGTTGTCCTGTCCAATTATTTTTGGGATTTCTTTATATTTTACGTTGATTATAATGAATAATTAATAAAATCAATGGGTTAACATTTTATATTAGATAAAAATAAATTGATATACCGCGCAGTCACCGCGCAAACAACAAAAAACCTAGAAAGGAAACTTATCCAATCTAGGTTTTTCTTAACCTGTTTTAAAAACTTTAAATGTTATACCGTCAAGTTCAACAACATGTGAATAGGATATTCCGAGTTGTTGTACTAACTTTAAGGATATTTCATTATTAGCTGCAGTATGATACATTACTTTATGATAAACATTAAGGAATTGTTTACATGCTATTTTAGCAATACCCTTTCCCCTGAATTCCTTTAGTATAATAATCTTACCGATTTTATAGTATGAGTTATCTACAACAAATAATTCTTTTTCTTGTTGTGTATAAGTATGCCTAGGTAAGCTCATTCCGACTAATTGACCGTTATAATAGATTTCCATAACTGCCATTTGAGTAGAATCTAAGAAACGGGATTTTAATAGTTCTTTTAATTTAATTTCCGCTTCTTGATATGAAACTGGTCTGGTATAACGTCCCACGAATTCGCAGTTTAATAACTCATGATATACCTTTAGTAGGTCAACACTATAGTTATATGTAAATTTTATTTGAACTTCCATATCCTTATCTCATAGTTTTAGGTGATTTTTATGAACCCTACATTGGATTTGTCCATTATAATATTCATCTGATTCTAATACTCTCAAGTCCATTTGATAACGTGCTTCTATGTAACTTAATGTACCTAAGGTTTTGCATAAATATAAAATTTCGCGTTTAAATTTATCTATACCTAATAATTCAATGTCTGCTAATAATTCATGAGATGAACCGTAATAGTCTTTCCAATTGGATTCTGTTTTTAGAGTTACTTTTTTACGTTTTTTAATACCAGATTTCAACTTAACTGTTCGCATTACTCTATTAATAGAAAAGAATTGTTTTTTGCCGATATACTTTCTATCGTTAGTCGTGTTTGTAATTAGATAAACGAAACCAATGTATTCGGAAAAATCATCGGAGAATTCTTGACCGTTGTATGACCACATATAGTTATCCATTGAATGAAATAACTATTTAAACCTACTTATCAATTTTCCTCTTTGATTGTATAACCAAGTATCTTTCTTCTATAAATTTACACACGAATTTTACTACTTTACATTCTTCGGTTATAAATCTAAATGCTAATAATATTAATATCACTGTGATAATAGGAATCATAATAAATTCTACCATAATTACCTCCGTGACAATTAGAAATTCGATGCAATCTATCGGTTTTCGTTATGTCCACCACCAGCGTGCGTTATTCAACCTCTTATCTAATGACAACGATTCCAATTCGTCATTTAGGATAGCGATTTTAATGCGTTGATTCATCCTCGAACGATATAGTTTGTTTAACATTCTTGTGAAATGCGATGGAACTTGTCCCCATTGTTCGGTATCTGAATGATACTTGGCTTCCATAATTTTATTAAAATGTTCCACACTCAATTTTCTATGTTGCTTATCTACTAAGTACATTCCGCCAAAATAACCATGTTGATATAATAGTCCATTGATTTTAACTACACCACAATGATTAGATTTTAAATGTTTTCGTCTATATGTTTTACTCATTATGATAACCTCCTAATAAATTGACATCTGTATAACCAATCTTAGATAGAATATCTTTCTCCACATTCCATTTCGTGTGCATCATATTAGTTTCGTAATAACCATCTTTATAAAAGAAACCATTACCTTTGACTAGAATAAATATCCTAGATGTATCGTTGTAGAATGTAAATTCTGTTCCTGTATCGAAAATCATGGTAGGTAGCTTAAATTCTACTGTATCATTTTTTGATGTTTTGTTTGCCATATAATCGACCTGTATTAGTTGACCATGATGAATAATGAAGAAAATGCTTGGCCTGTTTTATTACCTTCTCGGGTTGCTGCATAATAACCTAATTTTTCTAGTTCTATCATTAAATTATAGTTCCAATCTATTCTGAAATCTGCATCCGAAAATTCTTCGCTTCTAATTTCCACGTCTACTTCTTTAGGTAGTTTATAATCTGGTGTTGTTAATGAAACGAAAACACATTCTCTATTATCACCAACTAATTTAATTGCATCTAGGATACGAGTTAAATTATCGGTTTCTTGTAATACGGTTTCTGATTCTATTTGTTCGATAGCGATTTTGTTAGCGAAGAATCTAGGAAAGATTTTATTTAGAATGCTCATGTTATTTTCTCCAATAATGTTTTAAAGTGAATTATTTATTAATGAAATACCAAGTTTGTAAATTTTTACTGTAAGCTGCTTTAGCTGATCCAGCGAATTTATAGAATAATCTTAGCACTGCAAGTTCTGAACCGTAAGCGTAGATTGGATCTGAAATTAAGCCTGACATAGATTCTAGTTGTAATGATTCACCCGCTATCTTTTCCCATTCATCTTTAGTTCTTTTCATTTGGGATTCTGTAATTTGTGTCATTTTAATGCTCCTGTAAGGTTTCTTTCTAAGTTGTGGTCATTATAGGTTGAAATGGTTGTGTTGTCCAGGTTTATTTTAGAGTTCAATAAAACTATTTTCGAATTCCAACTGGATGAATTTAGTAAGGTCTTTGTGTTTTGAAGTTGTTTTTGTTGCTTCTAAGACACTGGAAATAAATTCTTTGTAATAATAAAGTTGTTCATCCCTAACTTCTTCGTGTCTAGTAATTCTGGTCATTTCTTTTTCTAGTTCGATTAATCTAGAATCTACTTTTTCGAGCAGTGAAGTAAGTTGTTCAGGAAGATTACCGTATTTGATATATTCTGATAAACTTGCGTTTTCAGGTAGATTAATCATTTTCTAAATCCAAAAGTTCGCTTTTGAATGAAATAGTTTTTTTATTGAAGTCAACTAAAATTGTAACGTAGTATTCACAATCGAAAAAATAAAAAACGTTGGAAAATTGATAAACGTTTTCAACTGTAAGTTCATCTGAAGCATAAATTAAACGAGATTTTTTAAATGTTTCTTCCATTTTATCTTTGAAGTTATCAGGAAAGATAACATCGATAATATAATCATAATCATCTAGGATGATTACTCCGTTTTGAACTAGAACTGGGAATAATAGTTCTTTCATTTTACTGTTAACTAGGTTACTCATTTTAACGCTCCTGTAAGGTTTCTTTCTAAGTTGTGGTCATTATAGGTTGGAATGGTTGTCTTGTCCAGCATTATTTTGAGTTTCTTGTATTTTACGTTGGTTTACAATCAATATCTAGCAAAATCAATGGGTTGCTGATTTATGGTTGTTGAAAATAAATGTTTTGGTTGCGCGGTTGTTGCGGAGAACAACAAAACACCTAGAAAGGAAAGACCAATCTAGGTGTTTTGTTTAATTTAATATTTAATCATCATCTGATTCATCATCTTCGTATGGTACCGGGCTTCCGCATACTGGGCAGTTACGGATGTCAGATAAAGAAGTAAATTCTTTTGATTTTACTGTAATTGAAATATTACTATCACATTCTTCACATTGAAAAGTTTTTTTAATTGCCATTTATTTTTATTCCTTTAAATTGTTATTTTTATTTATTTAAGTTATTGACATGATTCGCATTGTACAACGGATTGATGTTTATAACCAGATTTTGTATAGATATAATATGAACCTAATATATTTTCATCATTGAAGATGTCTTCGTGTAATTCTGCAATAATTTCCTCTGGTGTATCAGATGGGATAAATAGATTAACAGATTGCCATTGGTCGATATATTTGTTTCGTAATCCTGCATATCTTAAAATCGTAGATTGTTTCATTTCAAATGCAGTTTTAAAAACAGATTTCTTATGCTCATCTAACCAAGTTACATGTTGTACAGAACCTCCATTATCCACAATAGATTCAATTTCTTCTCTTGTAAATTTATCAATGGATTTCATCAATGTTACCAAGGAAGGGTTGATTCTATCAATTTCACCACCAGCTGTTTTTTGTGAAAACGTATTGGCAGGGAATGGATTAATTCCTTCGGAGATTCCTCCCATAATTGTTGAAGTAGATTTTGTCGGGGGAGCCGTCAGCAGGTGAGTATTTCTTACACCAAAACCTTTACACCATTCTGGTTCACCGAGTTGTTCCGCTAACCATTTAGAAGCCTTCAGAGATTCTTTTTGGATTAGGTCACTCATTTCGCACATTTTAAATTGTGCATCTAATGATTCAAAAGGAATTAAATTATCCTGGAAATATGTATGCAATCCACACTGACCTAAACCGAGTGCTCTTCCTTTTTCTGTAAATCTGACTGCTTTTTCGAGACCTTTGATTCCTCTTGCTTTTAACAAGAATTCTTCACAGATACAATCTAAAAATACAGTTGACCAGAAAACTGCATCAGTATCTTTCCACTCATCATATTTAGAAAGATTCATCGAAGATAAAATACAAGTATATGTATGTTCTTCATCTGAGAATAATGTAATTTCACAACATAATTGAGCTGCTTTGACAGTTAGACCATGTTTCTTATACATTTCTGGAACTTGTCTATTGACTTTATCAGGGAAAAAGAAATATCCTTTGCCAGTTACCATTTTCAATTTCAATGCTCGTTGGAATCTCGACACTGCATCAAAATCATTATTGTTTAATTCGGATGTAAATTCATCCGAAACATTCCATCCAACGTTGGCATTATCAGGATTAGCAGTGATCCAGTCACAAAGTTCAAAGAAATCTCCATGATCAATAGGTAAATAACCAGCCCATGCTCCTCTTCGATTCCCCTGTGTTACTTTCTGTGACATCCTAACGAAATCTTCAAATACTGGGACGACGCCAGATGCTTTATTGCCATCGGAAATCGTGGCACCTCTTGGTCTGATATCACCTAAATAACTAGCTGTCCCGAATCCATATTTCGTTAATAAAGCAACTTCTCTTAAAGCAGAATAAAACCCATCAATAGAATCTTCCACTACATTACCAGAACATGAAACTGGTAATCCACGATTTGTCCCTGTGTTAGATAAAACAGGTGTACTGGCAGATAACCAACCATTCCATAATAATTTGAAAAACCATTCATATCCTTCTTGTTCTTTACCAATACCAGATAAATGTTTGGCAGCTGTTTGTGCGATTCTTTCAAATTGACCCTTTACCGATTTACCATTTGTATCATATTCATATCTGTCTTTGAATAGCTGATATCCACCAGTGATAAACCATTCTGGTACCAATCCTTTTGCTTGAAGTTCTTTACGTTCACGGGATAATTGTTCATATTTATTAGTCATTTTTATATTTTCCTTTAATTGTGAATTTAGTTTCATCCCATGAACGTTTATATTCATTACTCATACCAACGAAAGCATCATTAAATCCGTAATTCTTAATTCCTTTATAGAAGTAATCTGCGATTGGATTACTTTCTACTATAAAAATATCATCGTAGCCCAGACGGTTCATACAAATGTTAATGCGAGATTTGACAAAAGTTTTACCATCATCTGCTTTATAATTTTCTGGTTCGCCTTTTTCTACTGTCATATCGATAATACGAGATTCGTGTTCATATATGATTTTTGCCATTTCTATAATATCATCTAGTAACGCATCTTCGTGTAAGGCTTTTAATTTTAATTGACTTTTTAACGATTTGAATGACCATGCGCCAACTAACGAGTGTAAATCTTCATCTCTCACGCTAAAGTCAATTCCTCTCACCAAATTTGGCATTTTATTTTTGCCATTCGATTGAAAGTGTTTCAAGTAAGAAAATGAACCATATAAAATTGATCCTTCGATTAAACAAAATCCAGCTAATGAAATTAAATCATTTTTACTGGAAACTACATTTTCAACGAAATCCATTCTTTCTTTTAAAATTGGATCATTTACATAGTCTAAATAAAAATCATCTGTGTTCAAATGTAATAACTCGTTAATCTTATTATAGAACTTACGATGTACACAGTGTTCCATCATACTGGCAGCGGATGCCCATGCTTTGAATTCTGGGCGTTTAAAGATTTTATTATATCTATCCGACCAATAATCACCAGCACGTAGTTCATACAACGTAAATAATTTCAATGTAGTGACGACACCGTGACGTTCGGCTTCTGTAAAATCAGTTAAAATTGAATTAATATCCTTTTCTACATTAACTTCTTTCGCAGTCCAAAAAATATCCAATTGTTGTTCTGTGAATTCATCAATTTCTGGATAACGGATAACGAAACTTTCTGTTTTCTCTTGAATATGAGTTTTACTCATTCATATTTCCTTATAATAATTTAGTTTGTTCGTTTGACTTTATTATCTACTACATTACGCAATGTTAATAACTGTCAAACCTTCTTATGTGTTTCTGAATCTACTAATATAGAACCTTTCTTCTTTTCGTCAAATTCTAGTATCTTTAAAGTTCCACCAGATTTAAACCTTAATTCAATAAACCCTGGTTCCGAAGAATATGATTCTACCTGGTTTAAATCGAATTCCGTACCAACTTTATGTACATTCATTATAGAAACTATATTAGACATATAAAGGTTCACCTTGTAATGTTTTAATTGCTATTTGTTTCAAAAATTCAATATCTGTAGCAATTTCTACTGCAAATGTATTAATGTTTAAACCTTTAGATTTAGATTCATCTTCCAGTAAAGAATATGGAACCACGATATAATTTAAACTTTTTCTTAACCTACGGATTTCATCAATCAATTCCTTAACAACTCTTGGACCTGGTTCAGGTAATAAATCTGAACACTGATATTTAGTATTCAATATTTCATCTGGTGACTTTGAAATCATTTTATCTCCGTATAATATTTTACTCCCTTAAATTAAAAGGGAGTAATATTGTTTAATTAAACTTTAGTACAAATATAAGAATTGAAATGTAATGATTGCCAGTATTTTGTACACTTTAAACCAGCATTATTCATTTCAGTAATAAACTCATTTTCAGTTTTTAACTTTAAATGTTTTAATAGTTTATTATCCTTATCCAATATATCCGTATCGCTAAAATGTTCGCGTTTCATCTGTTTTAAAATAACAGAATATAACTCTTGATATTCTGGTGTATCCATATAAAACTTTTCAGCAATAAAGATAGCTCCGTCATCATCTAGTTTATCTACCATTAACGATAATAATAACTGTCTTTCATACGAACCCAAGAATTGTAGCGTAAAAATAGAATAAAAAATCTGAGCTTTATTACGGATGGTTTTCAAATAATCTTGTGCATTCTCATGAATAAATGTAACTAAATTATTATCAATTGACGATTCAAATATAGTTGGATCAATATTAAAGAATTTATTTTTAATTTTAATATCAGTATCCAACTGAACTTTATTTAATAATTTACCAGTAGAACCACCAATATCAATAACTGGTAAAGAATCTTCATTTAACCAATGATGAGATAAATTAACTGTTAAATTGAATAAGGAATCGTAACCAGGTATCGATTGATATATATGATTATCAAATCCTTCCTTTGCCTCCGAAAATTCAAATTTATTTTTCATTATTTACCTAGAAATTTAGTTACTATATGGTCAACAATATAAGCTAATGGAAAAGGACAATGCATTCTACCAACTCGTTCATATTGTTGCATTAAATTACCAGTGTTTTTATAATCATCTGGTAGAGCCATTATACGATAAAATTCACGAATAGTAAATTTTCTATTTTCTAATGGATGAACATTAGCGGCGCCACCAACACTTGCAGTTAATGTCGGACAAGGATGATTCCAACTCGTTTTATATAACTGGAAATAACTTTTTTTTGGTGATAAGATTTCATCATAATTCTCAGAAGGAAACTCTTGCATCTTATTATAAACTGCACTACCAACTTTATTAATATCCCTGGCGATATTAATTTCTTCTTCTGTTTGTTCTAATGATTCCAATGCATCTTTTAACGTTCGTCTAAACGGTAATGGTTCAGGAAAGAATCCAGTAGGGAAGAAATCATCGGTTTCATCAAAAATATCTTGTCTAATTCCAATAATAATAGTTCTTGCCCTACGTTGTGGTGCACCAAAATCAACAGCTTTAATAGTCGCGTATTGGATAACATATCCAATCTTTTCAAACTCGTTTAAAAACTCATGTAACTTTTTCTTTGCTTCTGAAAACTGTAAACCTTCTACATTTTCAGCGATAATTATCTTTGGTTGGATATCGTTTGCAACTCGAATAAATTCTAGGAATAAATCCTCGATATTAGTTACCTTTTTATTATCAGAATACTTTTTCTCTTTATTCCAACCTTTTTCTCTAGCACCTGCCGTTGAAAATGCTGAACAGTTATGACTTGCGATTGAGTTAGCAGTATAAGATTCATCTTCTTCTACATGTAGATTATAAACATAATCATCAAAATCTACAACACTAACATTTTTAATTTCAATCCATTTTTGTTCATTAGGAATTCTAAGTAAATCAGTAGAAATTAAATCTTTAGATTCAACCCATTGTTCAATATTATCCCGTAAAATATAAATACCATGTTTAGGTGTACAAGTTACAATAGGATAATCCGTTGTATAAATTTCAATTAGTTTCCCAGTATATTTTGTTTTGGTTGTACCTGTAACAACTCTATATCTAGATAAATGAGTTAATACAATATCATCCTTTTCAATATCTTGAATTTCTTTATTACCATTTTGTGTTAAAATTAAAGTTCCTGCTGGATGACATGGAGGACTTCCGTCAAGAACATCTAGCTCACCAACTTTTAAACCAGCTAATTCCAAGAAGTCTTTTCCTATTAGCGTTTTAATATCATCTTGAATAACTGGTGTATCTGGAAAGTTTAAGTTATATGTATCCGCTGCAGTTTTAACGAATTCATTTGCTACTAATACATCGCCACCAGCTAGTTTATAACCTAATGATGACCCACCACCACCACTAAAGGTAGAGATAACAGTGAACCGTTTTTGTTTTGCTGCTTCATATACATCTTCTAGTGTATATGGATATTTTAATTCCATGTCTATCCTATAAATTCATTGATATGTTTAGTTAATGTTTTTTCTGTTTTCTTGAAAACCATGATTTGTTCAGAAACTTGTTTACCATTAGGTCTAGTGATTAATTTTAATGGGATATCATCCACGAAAATAAATCCTTCTTCGTAAATAATTTTTTTGACATCGTTGTATAAATCGAATTTACCGTATGCCTTAATGTTTAATAGAAGATAACCTTCAACAATTAAATAACGTTTAATGTTTTTAATTGTTCCTCTACAATAATCATTTAACCAAGAGTCATAGCTGGTTTCACCTTCTTTATAGGATTGAAGGTCTCCGATACGATAATCTTCTAATGCGAAGTAAGGTGGTGAACTAAATGCTATGCCCATTTTATTTTCCCATTCAGGGATAAAATATTCAGAGCCTTGACATCTAATATCAACGGATGCTTTTGTATTATTGACTAAATCATATTCTTGTTTAATTAAAGCCAACTGTTCAACTAGAGCATGGTTAGGGTCAGTTCCGAAATAATTGATATTATTTCTCATGGAACCCATCATACGGACACCCCAACCACAAGAGAAATCGTAGTAGTTATCATTTACATTATATTCTTGTAAAATTCTGTCTACTGTGTCGATAGCGAAGTTGGTAATTTTTCTGGAAATACCACTAAAACCGATCCGTAACATTGTATCGAAGTTTTCAAGGTCTGAACCCGCGAAAACATTAGGGCTTTGTCTAATTTTAAAAATAAGATAACGGATTAAATCGTTACTTTGTAATAGTTCAGTAACAGACCATTTTGTATTATAAACGATGACATTAGACATGATATGTTTAAGATAATATCTTGTAATTAGTCCAATATTAGTTTGTTTATTTTTAATACTTCGTAATTGTTTTCTTACTAGATGAATGTCTGGTTTTTCGAACCAATCTTGACGTAATTGGTCACATTGTTCATCTGTAAAATCAGTTGCTAAACCATCAACCAATATAGAAATATTCATGTGTGTAATTTCTATATTTTTTGGTAATTTTTTTGAATTATCATCAATAAAACTTTCTACGTCTTCATCTTCGAATAACATTTACTTTCCTACATTCCAAATTAATGCTCCGTCAGAGCCGTGTTCTTCTACAAATCTCCAAATTTTGGCATCATAATTATCTGCACTAGGATAAGGAGGTCTAATTTTAGCGGGTTGTTCGAATTTTTCAGGTGCAATCCATAATTTAGCATTGCCGACATTTGGTGATTTACCAACTGCAACTGAGTTAAAACTCGCATTAGGCCATGCTTCTTGTAACCCACGAATCAATGTTCCAGAACCGCTACAAGCCCAAACTTCAGTAGGGTTAATATCTAGTTGTTTAGCTACCTCCGCGAAATACTGAATTGCTTCTGGAACATCTACTCCGAATGGTACTACTAATCCTCCAGTTTGTAAAGCATATTCTCTGGCTTTAGATTGAACTACATTAAGGTACCCATGTGGGACTTCAATAATAGTCGCACCAGCTTCCTTTGCTGCTAATGTTCTAGGATGCATGTCTTTTCGTTTGGCGACAAAAACAACTGCTTGTTTATTAAGCATTTTACAAACGTGAGCTAATGCAATTTGAGCATAACCTTGAGCAGGTGAAGCATAAATGATAATATCTTCTTTAATAGTTTGTAATAAAGGTAACATATAACGCATTTTAGTTCCGCCTGGTAAGATATCGTCTCTTACTACGAGGAAGCGTCCTACTTGTTCAATTTGTGGTAAAGGTAAAGAATTTTTCATAATTTATTATTTTCCTGTTTAGCTGTAAAAAGTTTTAATTAAACAATTCTTTAACTTTTGTCCAGAATGATTTTGTTACTGGGTCTGGTGTAAGTTTATTTTTACCTAGTTCTTTCCAAGAAACAGGGAATAATTTTTCACATTCAGTTGCAATCATATTTCCAATTTGTCTACTTTCTTCTTGTGCATGATGATCAACTCTAAAGTATCGTACTCTATCGAAAAAGAATAATGAACCTGTCCAGTAGAACTCTGTCATCATATTTTGTGGAAGAACCATTCTAGCCAATTCTGGTGCAACTCCATTATCTAGTGCATGATTATATGCATCTAGACAAGTTTGTACAGCGTCATACATAAAGGAATCATCGAAATCAATTACACCACCAGAACCTTGTTTAATTGATTTTTCTGGACGTGCACGCCAAGAATCTGGAAAATAAAATTCTGGTTCTTCGTCTACATATCTTCTACTGACTTCATTAATAACCCCACCTACTTGATGTTTAGCTAATTGTCTTGCAACGAAGATGGGCACTTTGAGTTTTAATGTGATCGAATTGTGCATGAACGGTGAGTTATGTTTGAATCTCGCCAAGTAACGAATAAGTCCTTCGTCTTTACTATCAATTTCAGTTTTGAAACGATTATCGTTTGCAGTTGATACTCTTGCGGAATTTACTACAGAAACGTCACTGCCCATGTGGTCAACGTATAATACACCCATTTTACTAATTTTCATTTGTGTTCCTTTATAATATAGTTGCTATAATTTAAACTTTTTCATGATATGTAATTGTTCTAGGTTTATTGATTTTATCTAGGAAATCACGATGAAGACACCAACCTAAGATAAACGATAAGATTCCTCCGACAACCATAGAAATTCCAATAATCATAAAATCTTTATCTGTTAATTCAATATCTGGTAATGTTCCTTAATGATCAACATTTCCTCCAAAATCCAAATTTCAATTGCGCTTCAATGCCACTGTATGTATTCTGCTCAATAAATCTTTGAACATCTACACCAGCTAAATACATTTCATTAATATCCTTTTGATGAATAGTATCATTCCATATACAAACAGAAAAACCATCTTTAATACTTTTTTCCATCAACTTCATGATAGTTTTACTTCGTGGTTCATTATCATAAACAACAGTTATATTATCTTTATTATCTTGGATAAATTTACCGTTGAAATTACTACCAGATGCAGCGATACAATTATATAAGAATAAAGAATCGAATTGTCCTTCTACGGCGATAATTCGTTTAGTATAATCTATTCTTTCTACTCCGTAAACCTTTTCTTCTTCCTTTAATGCTATATGTATATAACGCATTTTAGAATCACCTAACGCTCTACCAGTCAATTGAATTATTTCTTTTTTATCATTGAAACAAGGAATAACTAATCTTGGTTGTTTAGTTGGTTTATCGAATTTATCTGGAATAATAGAATTAATGAATCCACAAAAGTCATCTGTATAATAAAGTAGGTTCCATTTATCTTCTGGAATCTGTCTGGATTGTATGTATTTCAATGACGATGGATTATCTACAGCTGGAATTAACTTATCCAGTATCTTTTTACGTTCGATTAGTATTTTATCGAACTTTGGTGTTTCGTATGTTAATACTTCTTTGATATCTTTATGTGGTGCATATTTGTTTAATCCATTTTTATAACGTTCAACTACATAATCTTCATAATCGAAAGGAGATACTTGTTTAAGGAAATTTCCGAATGACATTGAAGCCGAACAGTTAAAACATTTATAAAACATATTTTGTCCGTGTCTAAAAATGAATCCACGTGCCTTTAATTTATTCTTTTTTGAATCTCCACATAAAGGACATGAATGTTGCCATTTCTCACGGGTAACTTGTTTAAAATTCCGTAATCTTACAGAAATTTTATGTATAAACATATCATCTATATATGAACTCATATTAATATTCTCATAATCATTAGTAAATATATTTCGAAATTTTACTTAATGTTCGTAATTCGGTTAGATCTTTATTACCATTTTTACCGTATTTAAATACACCTTTATGACGAAGAATATCTAATATAGCTTCATCTTTAGATATAGCCAAAATAATTATGTCCTCACTTGGTTTATCTATCAATAGGATATTACGTTCATATAAAGAAACCGCTAAGACTTTTACTGTATTATATTTTGTATTTTTAATATAGTAAAAATTAGTTGGATTTAATCTAATTGCTTTTAATTGTGTTTCTAGTGAAGGGTTATTGATGAAACGAATATTATCACAATCAAAATCTAATGCTTCGTCTTGTATAAATTGAGTTGGAAATTCAATTCGGACGAGTTTATGCCATTTATTTTCTAATGAAATTAATTGTTCTTTATCAGTTAATTGATCAATTCTCATTAATATCTCCAATTTAAAAATAGATTTTAATATAAAAAATTAAATTTGTAAAGTTTTAATTCAAGAAATATTGGAAAGGATGAGAGAAGTTAAAAGAAGAGCATTAAACCCTTACTTAAACGCCGTCTTAGCTATAATACCACTAAATCACTACAAAGTAAAATCGAACAAAGTAATATTTATTTTACCTGAATATGAAAATACCTTCTATAGCGATTAAACTATAGAAGGTAAGTCATCAAGAAATAGTAAGAGAAGATAAAACGTTAAAACAATAAAGCATTAATCCCTACTTCAGCCACCACTTGGTTATTATACCACTGTGACACTACAAAGTAAAATCTTCAAAAGTAATGTTTATTTTGGAGAAATACAAAATTACCTTCTATAGTTTAATCGCTATAGAAGGTAAGTCATCAAGAAATAGTAAGCGAAGATAAAGCTAAATCAAACATACAAATTTAGGTAGCGAGAATAACTGTTCTAACATATAGAGCGGCAACGGGTTAACTAAATATTATAAATTAGTGTTTTGCTAATAGTTCTGTTAATACGTCGATATGATCAATAATATAACTGCAAATAACAATTCCCCCAACTATAAAATACTTGTAAGATTCTAGTGTCTTAATTCTATCATCTAGTTTGGAAACTTCTACTTTAAATGTTTCTTTTATATTATCGAATTTGACGCAATCCGTTATATTTTTGTTGTCTGTAGTTGTTTCTAATTGTTGTTCTAATAGTTCAATTTCCGAACTCAAATCTTTTTGTATCTTTTCTAATTTACCACTAATTGTTCTACAGGATTCAAATAATTCATTTATTTTTTCATGTATGCGTTGTAGTTTTTCATCATGCACGGCTAGTATTTTACTTGAAACGGAAGAATTTTCTTGAAAATTCTTTTCTAATAAATCTGCATCGTTATGTAATATTTTAGAAATTCCAAATAATTCTACTAATTCCAAGTTAATTGAATTTAATTTTTCTTCATGGACAGCTGTAATTTTTGAAATAGCGGCAGAATTGACTTTTATAGTTTCCATGGCTAATTCTATTTTATCGATTGCTTTATCCTTACTGCATATAAATGGTTGCTCTGACATTATTGAACTCCTGAATAAATTTGTCCTCTATAAGTAAATCCATTTTAGTATTCATTAAGAAATTTTCGATAAGCAAAGAATCATCACAAGAATAATAAGATTCTTTAATAAGGAATAATGCCCTTGACATATCCTTCAAATACCATTCACCATTTGGTGTTTTAAACATTAACCGTTTGATAGTTATAATTAACCGCATTAGATAATTAGCGGCTACCTTTTCTTTTGCTGTAGTCAATAACGAATATGGTTTAATTACATCCCCATGATTATTGATAATACCCAATTTAAAAGCATCCATTTCCTCAAACGGAATCGTCAATAAAGTTAATATCTTAAATGCCAACAAATTATCGATAACAGGATTATCGTGCTTCTGAACATCTGATATTGATATCGTTGTATTTTTCATATTATTAAATCTCTTTATAATTTTGAGGGACTATCCATAAACAGTCCCTCATTTTAAATTTATGCTACTGTCAATGTTCCAAATTTGGATGTTTCTGCTACAGCATTCGCTGCTGTAATGACTACACGATATTTACGTTTATTCATAGACGTACTTTTAACTGTAATGTCTACGATACCCGCTCCATCTGTAATGTCGATTTGGTTATTCACTGAATCGTTTATACCAGCTGTATAAGACGCATGTTCATTGATTAAACCAGCTAATGCAGCAACTATCGTTTGTACAGTAGAACCAGGTACAGCAACATAAGTGAACACGTCTGTATCAATAGTAACGATATATTTTTCATTATTTGTTATAACCGCATTAGTTATATTGATTGTTCTCAATGTCGCTGCAGTTGTACCAGCTGGATTAACTACGGAAGTAATACCAGATGTATTCATAATAGATAACGTCGGCGTAGTTACTCCACCATAGATACCTGTATTAGTCAATGTCATGAAACTTTTATCTGCTGTTGCGGCTATCGATTCTTGCCATTGATAACTAATCGTACCGCCACCAGTAGAAATGCTACCAGTCGCGGTGAATGTTACCGCAGAAGGTGAAGTGACATTAACATTAGTTGGTTGTACAGAGAAATCTAATGTATATGTTTTCTCTACTTCAACCGCGGTAACGTTGATTATGTCGCTGATCGATGTAGTTGTTGCATTCATTGGAATCAATAATTCCGCTTTATGTCTAATTTTACCAGATGAATCTTTGAATGAATCATACAAATACCAACCTGGACATGTTATACCTTTTGCTTTGTTGTCTGGTTCCAATGCTTTCGTAGAGTCTATAAAGATAGCTTTTTTACGTTGTTCATCTGTTAAATATTTCGGGACGCTCATTTCCGCGCCTGTTTTACCCCATAAACTCATATATATTCCTTATTTTAATGTGAATGTCTAGACAATAATCTTGCCTTTTCTTTAGTTTTAACGACTTGGATTAACTTCGGGATCATCTTGGATATCCGTGGAGCGTTTTTTGCACGAAGAACTTCCAATCGTTGTTTTTCTGCTGGTGTTAAAGAAGTAGGATCTTTACCTTTAAGCATCTTCGCATAAAAAAGAGCATTCGCGAGGTGATGAGCTCTTTTTTCTATAGTTGATGGACTAGAAGGCCTAGAAAGTGATAATTTACGTTTTTGTGATAGTTGAGATGCTCGTCTAGCCATACTTCTTCCGATTGCTAACCTTCCACGGATAGATAATGCTTCATTTAGAGATTTGCCAATGAAATCTCTAGAATCATTCACGCTCCGCAATGTGTCCGTTGTTTCCTGGTCCCATGTTTCATATTTATCGTCGTCTAGGCTACCAATAAATCCTTCGTCTGTGTCATCTTCCATACCATAAACTGCATCTGGACTAAAGAATTGTAAATCATTAAGGTCATCGACTACTTTATCTTCATGGTCTGCCACCACTAATTCTTCTGGCGAATAAGCTCCTAATTTGACTAAATCCTCGAATGTCAATTCTTCTGCATCGTCTGGAATGCCGTTATCGTCGTCATCCGCTAATGTATCTGGCGAAACGCCCGTTCCACTAAATTGAGCAGAAGGATCTACTTTAGAATATCCATAATTTGTTTGGATTGTGTCTAGAGTAGAAGATGCTTCATCTAACATTTTCCTAAAATCTTTAAAGTTCATTTGTTTACTCTCGCTTGGTGTTGGAACAATAACGCTCATCGCAGAGTTTCTTAATTCCTTTGGTATTGTCTTATCGTTTTTTAGTCTGGTCAAAATTTTCGTATTGATATCTTTAGATTTTGGATCAAGTCCTAAAATATCCGCCAAGACAGTTAATATTGATTTATCTACGGGTTTCATATTAAAATCCATTTTGTTTGTTATAAACGTATTTAAACAAAAATGTCCGCATAACTCAAAAGAGCATGCGGGAATTTTATGTGTATTTTAAATTATTTTATCGTCAATATAATCTTTGTACTTAATTTTTCTGTATCTGACAACCAAACTCTATCATCGAAATCATCATCTTCTAAACCATGATATAAAATGACATCTTCCTCTAATATATCCAACGACATCGAATAAGTTATCACGAAAGTTACCAATTAAATAAATTGATTCATCTGTCGAATCTTTGAGCTTGTATATTTCATAATTTTCATCATTTACTTGTAATATATCTACTTTTTCGTGTGTAGATAAAATATAATCTTTAGATTTAGATGGCAATACGACTTCATCTTCACCTATCCAATTACCTCGTTCCGCGTATGGTATAATGTATCCTATAATGTTCGTTCGATATATTTAAAAATCATTTCTTTTTCTTCTTTAGTTGCTTGAATATGACAATTTATTTCAAACCTTAACCAATCGTTATCTTTCACTAGATTTCTCATTTGAGTACCGTCATTTGATTTGTATAGTTACTCCTTCGTACTACTTCTACTTTATCGAAATTGAAATAATCTCTACTATTAGCGAATCCAATGAAAGATTTGTTGTATTCTTCATACCTATCATCACCACAAACTAAATAAACTCTATCGAATGAATGTTTATGAGCGTAATGTAAAATGTTCCCGGGTTGTTTGACTTCATTATCGTAATCTATCACCACGACATCATCTGTCCATTTATTCAACAACCTAGATTTCATATCATACGGTAAAGGATTCTTTTTATTTCCTTCGGAATGAGAAACGAAAACTTTTGGAGTTCCATTCAATTTTTCCGATAAAGAAACGACATCATCGATAAGTGTTATGTGACCAATGTGAGGAGGATTCATTCTACCAAACGCCGAAACTAAAGTTTTCATTCTGCCCACTCCCAAATACATTTAGCTTTGAATGCATTACAATCTATTTTAGTTTTCCATTTCTTGTATCCCGGAATGTTAGCCCTATTATTCTGGACTACTAAATTCGCTAGTTTCCTTGGTAATAATCCATGCATTTGTAGTTGATTGAATTTTACTATATCACCAACTTTCAATTCCGTTATCGTATATCTACCATCTATTTTATGTACAAGAACGGCATTAGGATGAATATAAACTATTTTAATTTTGAACGGGGTTTCTTCATAATTGTATATATCATCTTTATCGATGTGTAAATCCATCCAAGCGCAACAAATATAAGGTTTATGTATGCGATAATCCGCGAAATTAGAAGTCGCTTTTAATTCCATTCGGTGTGTAACATTCAAAGAACTGTATACAATTGGTGTCATGTTTGGCTCCGTCCTAATTAATTTCTATATCCGCGAATAATAAAGCGTCATCTAACCTATAGAATGACGTATTTCCTTCCGATACCAACCATTGATTATCGACGAATAAATAATTAAATTTACAAGAATTAGATTTCATGAATTTATAATAAGATTCTAGTGTTTCGAATTCGTTTGGTTTATTTCTGTACCAGTCTTCATTTCTATCTCTAGTTTGAAAAGTACATTCTTCGATAGTTGGTTTTAAAACAGAAAGGTTACCTAAAGCAATCAACTGTAAAATTTTATCAATATCGGAATAATTTTCAAATAAGATTTTTCCGTTATAGGATAAATCACCATCCCAAGTGCAATAGATTTGGTCTACTGTACCATCTTGGTTTTTAATTGCGATTGTTGAATTAGTTGACATTTTTTAACGCTCCTATAAAATTTATGTTTCTTTCTAAGTTGTGATCATTATAATCGAAAATGGTTGGATTGTCCAGGTTTAATACAATTTATTTGTACACTAACCCATTGATTTATAAGACAATTTGTAAAACACATGAAAATCGACAAAAATACCAAGAGTTCCATACTGCTTTTTATTACTTTTTAGGAAAGCCCTTATAAATCAAGGACTTACGTTGTTTTAGATAATATAAAATTGTCTTATAAATCAGTGGGTTATAGAAATACAATAAAAATCCTAGAAGAACCGAAGTCCGACTAGGATTTTTGTTAAATGTATCTAAACGTTAATGGTTATTTCCTAAAATTTTAGTGATTGCCCAATACTCAGGGTTAAAAAGTAAAGTTAAGATTTCGCCAATTTGACTTAAATTGATACAAACTGCAACCAATGAAAACGTGGTAACTATTGCAACTAAGAAACCAATCATTGAAGGTTCATCCCAATCAACAAACTTCCTACCACCAACGATAGCAAGTCCGAAAATAATAAACGATAAAATAATTTGAATAATATCCGTTACCAATTGGATATTAGCTTGTAACATGAATACATCATATAATTTATCCGCAGTTACATTTAATTTAGTCGCCAATGAATCAATATAACCTAATAATTCTTTGTCCATATTATTCTCCTTGATCACTTTCAATGTCGGCGGTACCAGCATCCAATAATTTTGTCTCGTATTGCATAAACGCAAAAGATTTCAATTTTAATGGAATACAATCATAAAGTTTTTCTTGACGGATAACGATACCCTCTGCTGGTTTACCTGGATTATACTGACATTTCTTTTCTAAGTTAAAGTCAGTCATTAAACGTTCTAATACATTTCGGTTCCAGTAACCATCAACTTTAATATCAGGGTATAAATCTTTAGCGAAACCATAGAAGAACTCTGGTACATGTTTTAATCCAAATTTAGTACAGAATTGTTTAATCTGGCTCCATGTATATTCCGTCACTACGCCATCTGTATTAGTATTGGTGATTCGATAAACAAATAACTCACAAGTATTTTGTTGAACACTATAGTGATAACCAGGTTGGATTTCTTTGTTTTCGCCTGGAAGATAACCAACGATTTCTCCGTATAACGTAAC